GGCGGCATCTATGGCATCTCTTTCAACTGGTGGTAAGATTATACTCATTTCAACACCTAATGGTTATGATGCAATATATTATGGCGTCTATGACCAATCTATCAGAGGTTTAAATGATTTCCATATTACCGATTTAAGATGGTTTAAAGACCCAAGATATACAAAAGATTTGAGATGGGTTAAATGTAATGACATTGTTCATTACATGACAAATAGAGGTTTATATGATGACAATGAAGTCGTAATGAATGATTTCGACATTGATAACTATAATGAATATTTGGAACAAGGGTATAAACCATTTTCAAGTTGGTTTGAAGGAATGTCCAAAAAATTTAAATTTGATAGAAGAAAAATTGCCCAAGAATTAGAGTGTGATTTTTTAGGTTCAGGTGATGGTGTTATACCAAGTGATGTTCAAGAAAACATCATAAAAAATATGATAAGAGAACCTAAAGAAAAATACATGCAAGGTACTCTTTGGCAATGGACAGAACCTGTTCAAGGTCACAGATACATCGCCGCTGTTGATGTTAGTAGAGGTGATAGTGAAGATTTTTCTTCAATTAATATTATTGATTTTGATGAAAGAGAACAAGTCCTTGAATATATTGGAAAAATACCACCCGATGACTTAGCCACCATTGTTTACAAATGGGCAACTTTGTATGAAGCTTATGTTGTTATTGATATAACGGGGGGAATGGGAGTTGCAACATCAAGAAAATTACAAGAATTAAACTATAAAAATTTATATATTGATGGGATGAATACCAATAATATTTGGGAGTATAATAAAAAAATAATGGATAAAATTCCCGGTATTAATTTCAATAATAAAAGAACTCAAATAATTGCCGCTTTTGAAGAACATTTAAGAAAAGGTTTTCAAGTCAGGTCAACAAGACTAATGAATGAATTAAACACTTTTGTGTATATTAACGGTAGGGCGGACCATATGAAAGGGGCACATGACGACTCGATTATTAGTATGTCAATGGCGATATATGTTGGGGACACATGTTTTAATCAACTACTGAAAAACGAAAACGCAAATAAAGCAATGTTAGAATCTTGGACGTTGTCTGAAAGAACATATGAACCTAATAAATCTTTTTATTCTTACGGTACGGCATTTGACCAAATTGGTTCAATGACTTCGAGTGGAGAATTGATTAACTCTCCTTATCAAAATAACGCAACAAAGGAGCACTATAAACAATATTCTTGGTTATTTGGTAAAAAGCGTTAATCGTACATTATCAAATAATTTTTGTTTATATTATTTTTAACTATTTATATATATGGCTGATAATTTAACAGTATTTCAAAGATTAACAAAAGTATTTGGATTTCCAGGTAAGGTGACACCCGAACAATCACCTTCTTTTAATTTTGATAAAGAACAAATTTTAAAAACAAGTAGTAGGGAAGAATATGAAAAAGCAATGTTGCAGGCTCAACAAAGTCAATATATTGCCGATAAGTTTTCTAAACTTGACCAATCACTCTATAATCAATCCGTTTATTATGAACCAAACAGATTGTCAATGTATTATGATGTTGAGTCAATGGAATTCACACCGGAAATTTCCGCAGCTTTAGATATCTATGCTGAAGAATCGACAACATTATCTGAAAAAGGAGATTTATTAACAATTTTTTCAGAATCTGAAAGAGTTAAATCGGTTTTACAAGATTTATTTGTCAACAAATTAGATTTAAATACTAATTTACAAATGTGGGCTAGAGGTATGTGCAAATATGGGGATAATTTTGTTTACATAAAAGTTCATCCAGAACATGGTATAATTGGATGTCAACAATTACCAAATATTGAAATAGAGAGATTAGAGGGTAAAGAAAGTAAGACCCCTAATCAAATGGATACAATGCAAATGCCAACTAGAGAACTTAGATTTCAATGGAAAAATAAAGAAATGGAATTTCAATCTTGGGAGATTGCCCATTTTAGACTTTTAGGTGATGATAGAAAACTTCCATATGGTACCAGTATGTTGGATAAAATTAGAAGAATATGGAAACAATTATTATTGGCTGAAGATGCGATGTTAATTTATAGAACAACTAGAGCACCTGAAAGAAGAGTATTTAAAGTTTTTGTTGGTAATATGGATGATAAAGACATTGAACCATATGTACAAAGAGTTGCCAATAAATTTAAACGAGACCAAGTAGTGGACTCAAGAAATGGTCAAGTTGATATGAGATATAATCAAATGGCGGTAGACCAAGACTATTTTATTCCTGTTCGTGATGCCGCACAAACCAATCCAATTGAGACGTTACCAGGTGCACAGAATTTAGGTGAAATTGCGGATATTGAATATATTCAGAAAAAAATGTTAGCAGCGTTAAGAATTCCAAAGGCGTTTTTAGGTTTTGAAGAAGTTGTTGGTGATGGTAAAACATTAGCGTTAATGGATATTAGGTTTGCAAGAACTATTAATAGAATTCAAAAATCTTTAATACATGAATTAAATAAAATTGCTTTAGTTCATTTATATCTTGTTGGATTAGAAGATGAATTAAATAATTTTTCATTGTCACTTACAAATCCATCAGCACAATCTGATTTATTAAGAATAGAACAATGGAAAGAAAAAATATTACTATATAAAGACGCAACATCAGACCAATCTCAAATTGGTATTTTACCAGTGTCACATACATGGGCGAAGAAAAATATTCTTGGAATGAGTGATAGTGAAGTTATGTTAGACTTACAACAACAAAGAATTGAAAGAGCAATCGGTTTTGAATTAACAAACACACAAAACGTAATTAAACGTTCAGGGGTATTTGATGAAGTTGATTCGAAATATGGTGTCCCTGAGTCTGAAAGACAAGAAGGGGGTCAATCACCAGAGGGGGGTGAAGTTGGAGGTATGGATATGGGAGCAACACCCCCACCAAGTCCGCCACCAACAGGTGGAGGTGAACAACCTTTAAGTGAAGATAAAAAAAATAGATTATTTAATATTTTAGGGGAATCTGAAAATTTAGAAGATTTATTTGATATTAATAAGGCCCAACAGAATATTTATGAAATAGAAAATAAATTAAAAGACATATTAAACCAATAATCAAATGAAAAATTTTGGAGAATTTAAATTAAAAATGTTAACAAAGTTAACCGAATCATATGCATCAAAAAATAAAGTAGAAATAAAAGATTTAGTAAAAAAACTAAAATCAAATAAATCTTTAGTGGAAATGTATATGTTTTATGAAAATGTAGAAAATCTTAATATCACAACTAAAGATAAAGCTAAATTATATGTGGAATCTATTGAACCCATTTTAATCGATAAAATGAAATCTTTGAAAAAGGATATGAAAGAGTTTGAAAAATCACTTAAAGATGTTGTTATAGAAAACAATTCAATTTACAGTGATTTAGATGTATTATCTGAAGAATCTAATATACATAACATATCGTCTAAAATTGATGCCAGAGAAAATTTAATATCTCATTTAATTTCGGAAAAGAAAAAAAATAACGAGGAACTACCTTCTGTTCAAATAGAAAATCATTCACTATTAAATGCTGTTTTGGTGAATAATTTTAATATAAAATATTCTGATTTTTTGAACGAAGAACAGAAAACAACATTTAATGAAATTGTTTCAATGTCTACCAATGAAATAGAAAATGAAACAAAAAAACTCAAAAAAGAATTATTAGGTAAAATTGATTCTTTGATTAAAGAATCAAATGAAGACACATTAAAAGATAAATTAAAAATTGTGGTATCAGAAATAAACAATACTGATACCACAAAATTTGACTACTACAAGTTACTTGAATTAAAGAACAATTTAGTTTGACTTTTCTTCTTGACTCTTCATTTTTTGTCTATAAATTGCTTTAAGCATTTGGTCTCTTTTTTCTACCGAAGGTTTTACAAATTCTTCCATATCTCTTAATTGCTCATTTTGTCTTGTTTTTTGTACCCTATATTTATATTTTTTTAGGGCGGATTCTAATCCCTTTTCTTTGTTTACGTTAATTTTTATCATAAGTTTTTTTTTTAAAATATACGAAAAAAATTTTAAATTATTAACATTATTTCATATATTTTGTATACACCATAAAATATATTATATATGATAAATAATAATGAAAAAAGGAAAGTTTATAGTAATCGGTTCCCACGATAGGGTAAAAATAGGTTATGGAACAGTAGATTATAAAAATTTAAAAACAATTTACGTACAATTAAACTCTTGGATAGAGCCAACATCAAACGAACAAGATTTTGATAAACTAATATTTAAAACAAGAAAAAGAATAAAAGATAATGTTTATTTTCTTAATTCTGATTTTTTTAAAAATCAATGTATTGTTGATTTGGATATAAAAACAAATGGAGTTAAATTAAATAAAAGGTCTTTTATGGATTTAGAAATAACATTATATGTTAATAAACCTTTCGATGTAAGGTCTAAAGAGGTAAAAACATTTGTTTCTAATTTTTCAAAAAACATTATTGATACAATACTCATTGATAAAACTTTTTACAATTTCTTCGATAAAAAGAATTAATCTTTTTATGAAGTATTTATTGTAAAAAGATTAATGAAAATATTAGGACCTAACGATACCGGTAGAGGTATTCTTTTGGAATACGATGCCGGTTATGTTTCATACGAAGACAATAAAAAAATAATTTCTGAAATGAGAGATATGGATTTCTCTCAAGATATTGTTTTATATGCTGTTTTACAGAAATATGATACCCCAAACAAAAATGGTAGAATATATCCTGAACTTTTATTAAAAAGGGAAAACGAAAAATACCAAACCTTAATAAAAAAAGGTGGGGCTTTAAACGAATTGAACCATCCTTCGTCTTCACTTATTGATTTGGATAGAGTTTCCCATTCTATTTTGGAAACATGGTGGGATGGTAAAATCTTAATGGGTAAGATAAAACTTTTCACATCACCGGCTTGGAAAAAAATGGGTATAGTTAGTACTAAAGGGGACCAAGCGGCAATGTTAATTATGAATGGAGCAACTCTTGGTATTTCATCTAGAGGTGTTGGTTCATTAAAAAATGTTAAAGGACAAAATATTGTTCAAGATGATTTTGAATTAGTATGTTTTGATTTAGTATCATCTCCGAGTACACCAGGTGCTTACATTTTTTCAGATATAAATGATAGAGAACAATATCAAGAATCACTAAATGAAAAACCAAAAGATTTTGATAAAATGAAAAATCTTATGTCAAAATTAGATAATTTTTTATCAAAATAATTTTTTTACGTTTTTAATAACATAAATAATGTTTTTTTTATAAAAACAATATATTTATTATAAAAATATATTCATAAAAATGAGCGACAAATCAATTTTAGAACAAGCATTACTTCAGGTTCAAACACTTGAAGAAGCGGTAAAAGCGAATGCAAAAGGTATACTGGCTTCTACAATGAAACAGGAACTAAACGATTTGCTAAAAGAATCATTAGAAAAAGAGAAAGAGGTTGAAGAACAACCTGATTCTGAAGAGGACACAGACGATGTACCAGTTGTTACTGGTGATGATGAAAATCCAGATAATGAAGGTGATGAACCAACTAAGGGTATCGACGACAAAGATTCATTTGAAGACGACGATGAAGACATGGGTAACATGGGCAGATTCCAAGACGATGATGATGATGATGACATGGGTAACATGGGCGGATTCCAAGACGATGATGATGAAAATGTGTTAGATATGACCAATGCAGATGAGGATGAAATTTTAAAAGTCTTCAAAGCAATGGGCCCAAATGATGGTGTAATCGTTAAAAAAGACGATAATCATATTGAATTATCTGATGGCGATGATGAATATATCATCCAATTAGATGAAGAAGACATGATGTCCGACGAAATGCCGGTTGATGAAGACGAAATGATGTCTGATGAAATGCCAATGGATGAAGAGGACATGATGTCCGACGAAATGCCAATGGATGAAGAAGACATGATGTCTGACGAAATGCCAATGGATGAAGAAGACATGATGTCTGACGAAACTGTTTATGAAATTGAACTTGATGATGTTGACGAAGTTGACACAACAGAGGGAGATGTAGAACCAGTTGAAGGAGACGTTGATGAATCTGCTCGTACAATGGGTTTTGGTTACCATGGGGGTTTAAAATCTAAAAACGTGTACAAAGCAGGTAACAAAAGAGAAGAAATTAACGAAGAAGTTAGTAAACTCAAAAAACAAAACGATGAATATAAAAAGGCATTAGTCTTATTCAAAGAAAAGTTAAATGAAGTTGCTGTCTTTAACGCTAATTTGGCTTACGCAACTCGTTTATTTACCGAGCATTCAACTACAAAACAAGAAAAATTAAATATCTTAAAAAGATTCGACTCAATTTCAACCTTGAAAGAATCTAAGAACTTATATAGTTCAATAAAAACCGAATTAAATACTAAAAAACCTGTAACTGAATCGGTGGTTGAAAAAATAAATCAGACACCAACATCTTCTTCTACAAATGTATTATCTGAGTCTAAGGCTTATGAGAATCCACAATTTAAAAGAATGAAAGATTTAATGTCAAAAATAAAATAAAAAAATAAACTTAAAAAAAAATAAAAATCTAAAAAAATGGGAGCATTATTAGAATCAGGTATGGTTGGTAACATTGGATTAAAACACCTCCGTGTTATCAAAGAAGATACCATTAAAAAATGGGATGAACTAGGATTTCTTGAAGGTCTTGGTGGTCATCAAAAAGATAATATCGCGCAATTGTATGAAAACCAAGCGTCATATTTGATAAACGAAGCGGCTGTTGCTGATGCTTCAGGTTCATTTGAAACTGTTGTATTTCCAATCATCAGACGTGTATTCTCTAAATTATTAGCGAACGATATCGTATCTGTACAAGCGATGAACTTACCAATTGGTAAATTGTTCTATTTTGTACCTAAAATCCAAGAAAGAACTGCGGGTAACGGACACTATCAACCTTACGGTTTCCCAAGTAACTTAACTGACCCTAACACTGGTTACACTGGTAACAACTTGTATGACCGTTTTTATGAGGGTAGTGATGCTAACGACCAAGGTTTGTTCGATTATTCGAAAGGTGCGTTTACAACTATTTCAGGTGGTGAGTTTGCGTTTGTAACTTTCTCTAATGGTGTTGCATCAACTTCAACAGCTGCATTATCAGGAGCAAGTGTATCAAGCTTCATTATTGGGGTATCAGGTTTCACAACATTTGATGGTGGAGGAAAACTTGCAGGTCCTAACGGTCACCCGATGGATAGTGAAGAATTCTTAGCTTCATTAACTGTAACTATTTCAGGTAACGCTGCCGCGAACAATGGTGTTAAAAACTTCAACGTGGTAACACAGAAGTATGGTAAAGGTATTGTAGAATATGGTAGTAAAGCCGCAGGTAGAACAGGTAATTATAACAACCTATGTGACGCCGAAGGTGTAATATACCTAGCTGTTGACGTAGAAAACTACAGTACAACATCAGGTTACACACCTGCTGACTATTCGAGTAACGATTTAGCACTTGGTGACATCGCGGTAACTTGGAGAGAATACAGTTCACTTGAATTCGAAGAAGAAATCGGTGAAGTATCTTTTGACTTGGAATCGGTAACAGTTTCTGTAACTGAAAGAAAGTTAAGAGCTAGCTGGTCTCCTGAATTGGCACAAGACGTAAGTGCGTTCCATAACATCGACGCTGAAGCTGAATTAACAGCTTTATTGTCTGAACAAATCGCAGCTGAAATCGACCGTGAAATTCTTCGTGACCTTCGTAAAGGTGCCGCTTGGACATCTAAATGGGATTATAACGAGTGGAAATATGGTAACAATGGTTCATCATACGCTGGTTACACCCAAAAAGATTGGAACCAAACATTGGTTACCAAAATTAACCAAATCTCGGCTCAAATCCATAAAACTACCTTGAGAGGTGGAGCTAACTGGATTGTTGTATCTTCTGAGGTATCTGCAGTATTTGATGACTTGGAGTACTTCCACGTTTCAAACGCTAACCCTGAGCAAGACCAATATAACATGGGTATTGAGAAGATTGGTTCATTAGCAGGTCGTTATCAAGTTTATCGTGACCCTTATTTACCAGCTGGTAAAATCATCATCGGTCACAAAGGTAAATCATTGTTGGACGCTGGTTACATCTACGCACCATACGTTCCACTACAATTAACACCTACAATGTACAATCCATTTAACTTCACACCAATCAAAGGTATCATGACAAGATACGCGAAGAAAATGGTAAACAACCGTTACTTCGGTGTGATTAACGTAAATGGTTTACAGACTTTCAGTCTTGACACCTTAAGATAATCTAAATTATCTTATTAAAAAAAAAGGGGGATTATGTCCCCCTTTTTTATTGCACCATTCTTTTGTATATTTGTAATATGGAATCACAAAAAACAAAATCGATAACCTATGAAAAGTCAAAAGATGGATATATCACAGGAATTGATATTAGAGACTCTATTAGTTTAAGTGAAATGAGTAAATTAATAATTAAAGGATTATCGTATCGGTTAAATTATTACTCTGATGATAGAGTATATTTTTGTTCTAAAGAAAAATTAAAATGAGTTGGGAAGAATATTTTTTGAATATTGCCGAACAGGTAAAGTTAAAGTCTAAAGATAAATCGACACAAATAGGTGCGGTTATTGTTGGAAAAGATAATGAAATTTTATCTACGGGTTATAATTCATTTCCAAGAGGTTTAGACGACAATAAAGATGAACGTCAAGAAAGGCCCGAGAAGTATTTTTGGTTTGAACACGCAGAGCGTAATGGGATATATAATGCGGCACGAATAGGAGTATCACTTAAAGATTCCACAATTTATTTAACTTCAGGAATACCGTGTATGGATTGTGCCAGAGCAATTGTTAACTCAGGAATTAAAGTTGTGTGGTGTAAAACTGAATGTACCACTAAAAATAAAGAGAAATGGGTGGAGTCTCAAAAAAGAAGTTTACAACTCTTTGATGAGTGTGGTATTAATGTACGTTATTATTAATAAGTTTTTTAACTTTAACAGTTAAGTCACCTGTTCCCTTAATAATTCTATGATAAGTACCCTCATGTATAAAAATGGGGGTATTTTTTTTAATCTGTATGGGTAATTCATCATCCATTTGGAACATCCAATCAGTATCGTGTTCACAAATAACGACTCTGTCTTCTTCATCGAAATGCCATTTTAATTCTGTTTCATTTAAAACGGAAGAAAATGTTCTAATGTAATAATCTTCTTGTTGTTCTTCTTTAAATGGTAAATTTTTTACCATGGATTTGACGATTTGATTCCAAGAGCTTTACGATATCTAGAAATATTGCAACTCCAGTACCCTGGAGTAGTTCTATCTTTCTTTTGGTCACATTTATGTCTAGCCCTAAAAGATTTTGCCGCTTTTGGATTATTATTCCTAACTCTTAGATTAGGGTCTCCAAATGTTACTTTAACAACATTACCACTACTATTTTTTACATATACGGCAAATTTCTTAGGACCGCCTGGTGTTCTAAATGGTTTGTTTAATTTAACATTTTTACCTCTATGTTTGGCTTCAACAAGATATTCTTCTTCATTTAAAACAAATGGAATATCTAAATAAACTTCTTCTCCTTCGTAAATTCCTGTTAAACCGATATCGGTTTTAATAAGTTCTAAATCATCTCCTTCAAGTAATAAAATTCCGTTATCATAAAGGTTTCTTGATTCATTAAATAAATTAAAAAACTTTTCTGAATAAATTCTATATACATTTTCTATGAGTGGTTTTTCTTGTGTAATATGATAATTTAACCCTTCACCCAGAATCATTTTAGACTCATTTAAGACACTTAATTTTGGAGCTGAGTAAGTTTCCATTATTTCATTAAAATCCAATGTAATGATGTTATTTTCATCAAAACGAGTAAATGTTGGTTTGTTACCCTTTCCAATCTTTGGTTCTTTTTTTTCGGCGTTTCTTTTTTGTGTTGTCATAGATTTTTTTTCTTTTTTTGAATAAGAACCCGCGGTTTTTGGTGTATCTTTAGAAACCTTTTTTAATGGTCTACATTTGGGATAACCTTTTCTTTCCTTATCCCCATCTGCGTCTTTTCTACCACAAGGTGGGTATTTTCCATCAATTTTTCTACTAACGTCTACCCATTTTTCTTTAAACCAACGTCTTAAATCTTCTTTTAATACTTCACCACTTTCAAGACACTCTTTTAGGTATTGTTTATCTTCTTCGTTGACTATAATTTTCATATTAACTAATATAACAGTTTAATTCATATTTTTCTTTCATTCCATAAATTTGGATTTGTAATTTCTTTTTCTGTTCCTTTTCTTCTTTATATAATGTTATTGAAAATCTATTTGTTTTTCCTTCATCTGGTTTTCTTGGACCCATACCTATTTTATCTGCCGTTTCTTCTTTATCATAACTATAACCTCTTTTTTCGGCGTATTCTAACGCAGCATTTACTGCTGAAGTGTATGAATCATGGTAAACTTTGTAATCTTCTTTTTTATCTTCATTTAAATTTTCATTTGTTGATTTTTTACATTTTTTCCATCCACCACCTTTTGATTTATATCGTTTAGCCGCCCAACCATTTGCGTAAGCACTAGGATAAACATCAAATTTAGATTTAGCGGCGGTTTTGGCTGCCGCCCATAATTTTGGATTTGTGGGACAGTTTTTGCTTTCATCTATTTGATATTCTTCATTTAAAAAATCATCATCTTCATTTAAACTAAATTGTGACACATCTGCTTTCAGTTTATTTGATGGTTCAATTTGATTCATTAAAAAATCAAACACTTGGTCTAATAAACTTTTTGCTTCAGTTATATGGTCTTGAGCCCAATCATGTTCTTTCATTATCGAATCTACCACTCTTTTGTCTTGTTTCATCAAAATGTCAGATTGTCTTCTCATTTGTTCTAAATTATCAAAAAACATGTAATTTTCAGGTCTATCCTCTAGTTCTGATTGCTCTGATACTATTCTCAAATGTTTTTTTATTATGTTATTTAAATTTTTCATAATTATAAATATTTTATTTTTCTGATATTATTTCAAATTTAACATAATTGTTATAGAAAATTTCTTCAGTATATGTTTTGGATTTGAATTCCATATAATACTCTCTTGGTATTAAATAAGAGGTGTCCAAATAAAAAGAGTTTTCATTTGTTACATCTGTTTTTGTCCAATCAAAGACAATGACATTTGTTTTACCTTCTTTTATAAAGATACGATAATAGACATCATCAAATAAAATTGTTTTTTGTTGCTCAATAGATTTTAATTCAATTAAAATCTTTTTTAATTCTCCTCTAATTATTTTTTCATTTTGTTTTATTCCTGAAAATTGTATAATGTAACTTTGTGTTTCTTTTGGGTTTTCACCAAAGCTATATCCCGAAGAAAATGGTTTGGGTACAAATTTTTGCGTAACATCATTAATTGAAACACCATCAATTGACAAATTCTTCCATTTATCATAAAAAAATCTTTTACCATCACAAAGTTGTCCTAATAATCCGAAACTAACTTTATAAACACCCTTTCTGATTTTTGTTGTTGTTAAACCAGTTACACCTGTGATTGGTGTTAAACTTGAGTTTAAAATATCAACGGTAGGGGTATTATCTAAATCATAGAAATTTGTTCCTTTTGTTACATACAAGTAAAGATTATTTACTCTGTCTCCTATGAAGTTTTGTCTATTATCATCTATTCTATCCTCAAAAACACTCTCAACAAATGGTTCAAAGAAAGTTTGTGTATACTTTGAAAAAAAGGAGACAGATTGTTCCGTTGAACCACTTATATCTTCATATTCATCTTCAAATTTTATTCCCAATCCATAATTAGTATTACCTGATACCACAATTCCATTTACGTAATTTGTGATGTCTAATTCAATATTTTCATTACCATTGTCGAAATGAATGGTATCAATTATCGTTGCACCAGTAGAGTATACACCTTGATTTGTCCAACCACTAATAGTGGTTTTATTAAACCAATTTGATGGTCTAATATCATAAATTTTATTATCAAAATCATCTGTATAATCAACAAATTCATAATCAAAACCAACCCCCTCGTCCCACGATTCATTTAATTGAAAAACAACCAAATCAAATGATGTGGCTCTTTCTCTTCCATTTGATTTATCATTACCAATTAATTTAGGGTCACCAATAACGGTGTTTGTCATTTTTAGGTAATGTTTGGTATTATTATTAATAACCAAATCACCATTATTGATTTTTGATGTTAAACCACTAAAATTTATTGTAAAAATAAATCTAGAGACCCCTTCACCATAGTAAATTTCTGTAGTTGGGTTTTTGGCGGTATTGACCTCACTATTTTTAATGATAGTGTTGTTTTTTGAAAAATAAGAGCGATAATATGACATCAGTTTTTATATAATAAATATCAATCTAGTTGATTTTAATTGATGTGTTTATTAACTCTTGTCTTAATCTATTGTATAGTCTTTCCATTTCAGTATGTGCATCGTAATCTGATTTAACATAAGGTTTATTAATATTATGTACGTGAGTTGTTAAAACATTATAAACGGCATCAATAAAACTCAATAAAATTTCACCTCTTACTAAAGAATACGTATTCGGGTCAATTTTTTGAACATAATCATCTTGACTATATTCGTATGAATCTAAATTAAGAAAATCAATAGGTTTATCAGTAAAATTGGTATCGGTTGATAATATATAAATCTTATCTGCTGTAATATTTCCAAATGTCTGTTCTTTTACTTTTTGGTCAATTCTAAGAACTTGTGATTTTTTCTGTATTATTTTTTGCGGAGGATTAATGCTGTCTCGATTAAAAACAATACTAGAACCCGCAGATGTTTTTGATGTCAATTGAATTTTAGACAAAACATATTTTCTATTTGTAAACTCTGTAGATGTTGTTGTTCTATTTTTAAATTCAAATGTTGGTCTAAAGAAAAATGGGTGTATTTCTAAAAACTGTGTTGATTGTGTTCCATCATTTATTGTTGTTAAATTTGTTAGTATTTTATATGATACGACACCATCAAAACCATTTTGATGAATTTCATTTAATTTATTTCTAACTGAATATATAACTTCATTTAATTTATTATTTAATGTAAATCCACTGTATCCACTAATGTTATTCAAATTAATTTGAAAGGTATATGTGTTTCCCGATTCTGATAAAAGAATAGTTTCATTTTGTAATATTTCTGTAAATTCAGTAAAATTATTTGAATTATATTTTGGGATGTAGAAATTTGGTTTGACTTGATAAATGTAAAAATTACAAATTGTTGGATTAGATAAATCGTCTAAATCGTATTCAATGATATATTTTATTATTTTATTTTCCGTTACTGTTTCTTCTTTTATTTCTTCTGACAAATATTTTTTATCTGAAAATTTTTTTAAATGCAATTTTGCTGATTTTCTTGAAACAATTGGAAACCCTTTTGATATTAATAGTTGTTCTTCATTGGTGGCTTTTATTTTTGAAATGAGTTTACCTGCTCTTAACACTAATCCACCAGTTGTAAATACAATATCGTCACCGTATTTACCTGATACTGAATAATCTTTGTATTTTGATAGTGCATTTTTTGAATTTTCAGGTAAATCACCTGTTTCATTTTTTATTATGTCTGATTTATGTTCAATAGACACACCATATGATGTATCAATAATTTGTTCATTAAATGTTTGAGAATTAAAATCAAATCTTGTTGTGAATGGGCCGGCAATATATTCTTGATTTACTGTTGTCTTTTCGGTATCGTATCTTATTATCTTTACCGTTTGTTTGATTTCAGGTATGAAATTTATATTGTTTGGTAAAAAGGGAATAGCTAAAAATGGGTCGTCTTTACTCCACTCTTCATAATTTTTAATATTTGATTTACCACCAACATAATCATCATAATCTATCACGCGTATTCTACCTAAACCCTTTGGGTCATTATTATTAATACAAACACCTAAGTCAACAATTTTCATTTAAACTTTCTATTTTCTATTTCTTCTAAAACTTTAGAATGTAAATTTTCTATTGTTTCTAATTTATATGTCATTTTTACAATGTATAATTTCAGTTCTTCGTGTTTTTTAAACAAAAAATCTTCCGCATCAAATAAATCTTTATTTGATTTATCTTTAATATTTTCTATTATATTAACAAATTTATCTTTTTCCATATTAGAATTTTTTTCCAACTCCCGATATAAATCCAGGTGGGATGATTGCACCACCCGCTAAAGGTGGGCCGGGTAATGTCCCTCCTTGTAGAACAATTTTAATAAATGAATTTGCATCTTCTTCTTCCGTATGTCCATCAATTATAGATTTAACTAAATTACCAATATCATTAGATTCACCAAATAATGGTCCTGTGGGTATTCCTGACGCTTCTAATCTATTCATAATATTCATAAACGCCCTATCTTGGCTATAACCTGGTAGTTTATCTGAAAAAAGTAATAATAACGACGGTACCGAAACACTAAGTCTTTGAGAAAGTGCACCTTCTATGGTTGTTAATATTGTCTGAAAAATTGCATAACAATTATCAATTTCACTTTCCAATACTTTCTTTAAAAGAGCAATTAATGATGTTATTATTAAAAGATACCTCTTATATTTATTTTTTATTATTCTTTGAACCGCCTCGTTTACAAACGATAACAAATCAATCTTAATAAGTCTCCAAAATTCTCTAATAAATAACCAAAATAAATCTGACACGATTTTGCTAATTGCGTTTTTAAATTTTTTGATTAAATCTTGTGCACTTAAATAAACATTTACCGCCAATGATTTAAATATTTTATACAAAATTATAAGTGGTAAAAATATTTTTGCAGATAAAACAGACATTATTAAAACTTTAGGTATATAAAGTATAAAATTATTTAATAACCCATCTAATAAATCACTAATCGATAGTGAACCACCGGATTGCTCGGAAGCATCTCTAGCAACATTTTCTAAAGATTGTACAATTGAATCTTGTGCGGTTTTATCTCTTGATAAAAAAATAAAATCTTCAATGTGCATGTCACTAACAGGTATTTCGTAATCATCACAACTTTTAAATTTTAAAACTCCTCTGTTTCTTGCATCTTCATCTTCCAAATCAATTCCCTCAACATCATCAAAGTCAAAATAAAATTCTAAATCTTCGTCATTTTCATCGAACATGTCAACAGGTGTTTGATTTTTTAAAAGGTCTTTGTTTGTTCCTCCACAAATTTTTAATAATCTATCAATCAATCTTAAGTTTAAATTAAGAGATTTTGTAAATTTTGTGGATTGTTTACAACTAGAACCACCTTGAATGGTCATCATCATAGATTGTTTTACAATATCGTTGATATCGGGATATTCTAAGGAATTATAATAATCAGCAATAAAATCTTGCACATTTACAACACCCGCGGTTCCTCTTGTAAAACCACTAAATGTAAATTTTTGGGTCCCAACGTTCCAAGACGATGTAAACAAATTATTTCCGTTATTTGATGTATATGTATGGGTTCCCCCATTTGCCATTAAATTATAAAGATTTCTGTTAAGTTTTTCTTTATTCTTATCTGTCGATTCTGATTCATAAACCAATTGACCACATGTAGAATCAGGGTCTAATGTGAAAATATTTAAAAAATCAAATTCATCGGGACTAAGTTGAATGGAATCAACATTAAAAACAGATTTTGACCCACATATACCATCACCCATGAATAAAGCTTCTGATAACCTTTTAATCGATATTTCTTTAGCTTGATTTAATGTTACATTAGCAGCAGAAATTGCGTGTCTTTTAATTTTAGTTTTGGATGGGTTTTTATCAACATTAACATTAACACCTCTTCTATTTGGATTACTAAATGAAATATTATTTAATTTATCGTTTATTGTTTTTTTATTTGTTGTTATAAATTGTTCCGCAACCTCAATTAGTTCTGTAAAGATATCTTTTTTATTGTCGTTTTTAAGTTTTGACTTATCAAAAATTCCACTTAATTTAGTACCAATAAACTCATTAGGGTCAGGAATATTTTTTTGAAAAGCATCCCCAACGTTTCCAATTTTTTCTGTGGAATCGTCAATTATTTTTTTTACAGACTCAATTTTTGCCTGTAATTTTTTTTTCGTTTCTTTAGTTTTACTCATTAGACTTTATAGGAGTTGCCCTTAGATTCCGAATCTTCATCATTCATCAATTTCTCTAAGATTACCCTATCTTCTTCTGTTAATTGAAGTTTACCTCCAGAATTTACAGAATTTGGTCCATAAGTTTGTTTTAATAATGCGTTTTGTAATTTAACTAATGATATTTTTTTTTCAGTGCAATCATTTAATATTTTTTGTTGCTCTTTAATTACCGGACCAATCACACTCATGTCTTCTGAGTCTTTCATAAATGTTAACATTTTTTTAGTAATCATAGATGCGGTGGTTTTTTGTTCCATAATATCATTATAAATTTCTTGCATCAAAACAAGAGCAGAATCGGTATCTAAGGATATAAGATTTTTATTACGTTTCATATATATAAATAGTAAAAAAATTAATTTATAAATGTAAAAAGAACATTAACATAGATTTTTTTATAACGCTTTAATGATGTTCTTATTTCTTTTGTTGACAATGAAGTCATTTCTCTTAAAGAGAGAAGAATTAAATTTTTATTAAATTTATTTCCATTTCCAATTTGAAATATTTTATCGAAGTTACTAAAAATTTCAATTAGAGCATACCCCAATTTTTGTTCATTTTCAGTCATTTCTTCATTTTCAATAAATGATTCTAAATCATTAATAAATTTAATAATTACATCTCGATAATCAATTTCAGTTTCATCCATGACATATGAATGCTCAGGACTTTCTTCTAATTCCGTAGATACATCTTCATAAAACACCGTTCTATTTGTTTCTTTAGTATCTTTTTGTATACTACCCATTAAATAATTCTTACAAATAGTACCAAAATAAGAATATGCTTTATGATTTTTAGTATGGTCAAATTTGTTTATTTTTGTAATAAGAAATGACATGGTATCTGAGTGTATCTCTTCAAATTCCAAATCTTTTCTGTATAATTTATAACGTCGAATAATTGATTCAATCATTATAATGAGAGGTTCTTTTAAATATTCATTGAATATCTTGTTCTTTTCATATTCGGAATCAGATTGTAAATATCTTACTACCGCTTGTTCTTGTTCCTCCCCAAAATATATTTTTTGGGTTCTTTTACGGGGCATTTTAGTTTTCTACATAATTTATATCTCTTACGTTTTTAAAGAAGAATTCTTTTTTGGCGGCGTCTAACCAAAATTTAACTTCGTTTGGACTTAATTTATCATTTTCAGAGTTTTTGTAATTCCAAAATAATGAATCATCTCTAAAATTAACATGTTGATATCCAACTCTAGGTATTGTCATTATTTTTAAATTATTAAATGTTAATCTTAATAAAAATTCATAACCAAAAGTTAGTTTAATATTTTCTTTTAATTTACCGTATTCTTTTATTTTTGATGTTCTGTATAATCCACCAGATATTTGAAAATTTTGATATTCTAAAAGAGCTTCATTGTTTAAAAATCCTTGTTTATCGGTAAATCCGTATGCCCACGTTGCTTCATTTGTGTAACTCAAAAAATTACCTTCTACATTTATATCTTTTACTAATGAAAGAAACACATCAACATCTGGATTTTCATTGGAATAACTTGTAACTAAATTTAACCAATTTTTATTATATTCATCATCAATTTCTAAAATCGAAAACCACTCGGTTTCGCAATTATCTATACCTAAATTTACTTGACTACAAAAATCAATTTTACCTTTATTTTCTATTAATTTATGTTCTAAATTAGTTTGTTCAATTTTTATTTTTGGTAATAAATTTTTTGGTGCAATAATTAATAATGTCACATCATTATAAAAATTTTCAACAGATTTAAATGCATTATTAAACATTATCTCATAATTTTCATCCCATTTATGTACGGGTAATATAATTGTGATGTTTTTCATTGTACTTGTTTAGTTTCGTCATCAGAATTTAAAATAACATCAAATTCTTCTTTTAGTTTATTTATACTTTTTTCAATTGCTTCAATTCTTTTATTTATAAATGATTCAAAAATATTTACAATATGATTTTTGGTGATATCGGTTGAATACGGTAATAATGTGTCTTTCATTTTTTGTTTAACATCATCATTAATTTCGATTCCTTCCAACCAAGCGGTAACATATGTTCCTAAAATTTCAACAATTTTAGATTCATCGTAAGTCCACATTCCATTTTCAGATAACCAATCGGGTTCGTTTTTTGGTATTTTTCCAACGACAGGCACACCGCATTTCATTGATTCTAACGGAAAGGTACCAAAAGTGGAATCATCATCAACCCATACTGATACCATACATTCTTTTAAACCATTTGCAAAATCAACATATGACATGTTAATCATGTCTCTAAATGTGACCCATCGTAAATGTGGGTATTTTATATAAAATTCCGAAATTATTTTTTTATTTATTGACCTGTCTTTACATAAAATAGCGACAACTGGTTTCGATAATTTTTCATTTTTAGAAAACTCATCTCCTATTATTGGTGGAATAATATGTACCAAACATTCATTAAATAAATTGTTTATATATTTTTTTGAAAATTCAGTTGTGGTTATTACTCTATCAAAACCATAATCTGACCATCTACTACCGATTGGTAACGTTTCAAAAATGTATTCTTTTTGTTGGACTAACATAATTTTTACACATCTTATGTTAGATAACGATTCCAAAACATTTGAGTAATATTCCGGTACAACAATAATGTCTTCAATTTTAATTTCAACTCTATCATCTTTAATGGTTACAACTTCTAAATCCGAATATTTGTCACCTAACCATTGTGATACACCAGAGTATGTTTTATCTTCAACTAAAATCTTAACGTTAAAATTTTCATTTTTTAGAGTACTCGCTAAATCATATATGTATTTTACGGATGCTCTTGGGTTATTTTTAGTATCATAAACTAAAAAATATATAATATTTGTTTTATTATATAAGTTTTCTAAGGAACTTGATAGTTTTTCTATATTTTGATTGTTTTTATTCATCTTCAGGTATTAAGATATTATATTTTTTTAATGTGTTAAACGCAATTTTAAATGATATTGTTAAACTTTTTTCAGCAAAAACACCCAATTCATCATCAACGTCTGTAAACTCACTCAAAACTCGTTCAACACATGATTTTATTATTTCGTATTTAAACAAATTTATTTCTGATGTTATTGTGCCGTCTTCATTTTTAATTTCATAGCCCGTTTGACATGTTTTACTAATCCCATCAACATCGATGTAATAGTTTTTTCCGAAAATTTCAACCATAGTTTGTTTATTTCTGATAATTTACTAATTTCTAATTGAATTTTGTAGTGATTATTGTAATATGTATTAAATTTAATTACTTTTTTATTTTTTGGACATTTATAGATTACGTCAAAATCTTCAGTTATCCACACATCGCATTTTTTCCATAAATTATCAATTTGTGAATTATTTGAAAAAATAATTTGGTCCATCATTATTCCATTTTTTGAAATAAAAAAAAGGGAAGCAGATTTAGCTTTCCCTTTTTCATTTAAACCAACTAAAGTAAAACGACAATTTGGATGTTCAACAATTAATTTGTTTAAATCAGTAGCTGCTTGATTATAAGATAAACCACCATGACCAAAGATTTCAATTGGGAAATCAAAGTAAAGGAATTTATTGAATTCATCAATTGATTGAAAAGAATATGAATTAATTATCTTTTGAAATGAAACAGGTTTAGTTTTAACCGAATATTCAAAAGTTTCTTCTTCTGTTGATTCAGTATTTAAAAAATAATCTTTATAGTGGTAATCGAACTTTTGAACAGTATTCCTAAGAACACCATCAATACTTACAAATATTTCCATACGCACAATATAGTGATAAAACTATATTGTGTAAAGTCTAATCATATCTTCTCAAGATTTCGGTAATTATTGGGTTTCTAACAATGTCTCTATCATCAAATTCAAAAATACCAACATTTGGTAAATCACCTAATCTTACTTTTGCGTCGTATAAACCGGTTTTGGTTCTATCTTTAAATTTATCTGATTGTTCTAAATCGCCAGAAATAAAAAATTTAGAATTAAAACCTATTCTTGTTAATAAGAGTTTCATTTGAGATGGAGTTGTATTTTGGGCTTCTTCAAATACTAAAATAGTGTTATCAACATTCCATCCTCTCATGTAAGCCAATGCTGCAATTTCAATAAACCCTTCATCTTTTAATTTTTCTCTAGCATCTTTACCTATTATTTTATTTAATAAATAATATGATGGGTAAATATATGGGTCTAATTTTTCTTCTAAACCACCAGGTAATGAACCTAATTTTTCCTCTGCCTCAACAGCTGGTCTAACTATAATTATTTTTTCATATTTGTTTTTATCATCCCATAATAAATCAATTGCTCTTTTCATAGCAATATAAGATTTACCAACACCCGCAGGACCAAAACATAGAGTTATTTCATTATTAGTAAGAGTATTCCAATATTCTTCTTGGTTTTTTGTTAAAAATTTCTCTTTTGGTTGTTTGATAATATCTCTAATTCTTTGTTTTTTGGGTGTTTGTCTTTCCTCTATATTTACCGGTATTTTTGATAATGTCTTTCTCAAGTTATTAATGTTTATATTTTAATT